ACTATTTTACGGCGTTGCTTATTGGCGCGTTACAAGTTTGTATGCAGATGATGGACGGCCTAGCGGTTTTGAGTGGGTAGCTAATACTCGCGTAACAGTTACAACAGATGAGACAGGCGAGGCCGTAAAATATTACAGCGTTAACGGCGCCCGCGCTCCTATGTCGGGTATTGGTTCACTTGTTACTTTTCAGTCTTTGTTACCTGGAGTACTAGAGACAGGCGCTCGTACAATTCAAGCTGCTATAGATATTGAAAAAGCAGCAAGTGTTGCAGCCGCAACACCGATGGCTACCTCTGTAATTAAAAATTCCGGGGCTGACCTTCCTGAGGCACAAGTTAGCGGAATCCTAGCCGCTTGGAAGGCCGCGAGAAGTAGCAGGTCAACGGCCTATCTCACTAGCACTCTCGATGTGCAGAATATTGGCTTTAGTCCTAAAGATATGATGTACAACGAGGCTAGCCAATACTTAGCCACACAGGTAGCGCGTTTAATGAACGTCCCCGCATATTACATAAGCGCGGATATGAATAATTCAATGACTTACCAAAATATCTTAGATGGCCGTAAAGAGTTTGTTGCATATTCGCTACAGCCGTTTATTAGCGCTATTGAAAATCGCTTATCTATGGATGATATTACTGCACACGGTAACGTAGTGCGCTTTGCCCTAGATGAGACTTTCCTACGTGCCGATACTGCAGCTCGTTTAGATGCAATAGAGAAAATGCTTAATCTAGGTTTAATAGATTTACAAACTGCTCAGAGTATGGAACAACTAAGCCCAATGGGCCTTAATGGAGGGAACGGCACTAATGATATTAACGTTTAGTGGAGTAGTACAAGCTGTAGATAGTGGAGAGCGCCGCATTATCGCTGGCAAAATTGCTCCTTATGGCGAAGTCGGGAACACAAGTGCAGGCCGCGTTGTGTTTGCCCCTAATTCAATTAGCGCAGAAAATCCTAATAAAATTAAACTTTTAATGTCTCACGATAATACAAAGCCTGTAGGACGTATGAAAAGTATTAACAGTACAAGCGATGGTTTATACGCGAGCTTTAAGATTAGCTCAAGTATGCCGGGTGACACGGCAATTTTGCTAGCCCAGGAACAGTTAATGGACGGCCTATCCGTTGGTGTGGAAGTTACCGCATCAGAGCCTAAAGATAACTACCTCCTGGTCACCGCTGCTACCTTACGCGAGGTATCACTTGTAGAGAGCGCCGCATTTTCTAGCGCTGCGGTGCAAAGTATTGCAGCAGCTGTAGGCGATATGCCAGTAACGCCAGTAGAAGCAGCATCAACTAAAGTTACAACAACTAACACAGTAATAAACTCAACAACAACCGAAACCGAAACCGAAACAGAAAGCGAGGCCGCTGTGACTACAGCCCCCGAAGAAAACGCACCTGAGGCAACAGATGCCTTAGAGCAGGCTGCACCTACAGTAGAGGCAGCTCGTAAAATCATTATGCCAAGTGCATTAAACTCACAAAGAGTACGCCACGATATTACGTCTATGGGCGCGTACACAGCACGTAAAGTAAAAGCATCACTAGGCGATGAAGAATCACGCCTTTTCGTTACTGCAGCCGATGATTTCTCCTCTGCAGGTTTAGGCTTTACACCTACTCAATATCTACAGTCAATCGTATCTACACAGGGTAATTTTGGCCGTCCAGCTTTTGAGTGCGTTGACCGCCAAACCGTGCCAGCTAGCGGTATGACTATTAACCGTCCTAAGTTTACAACTTACCCAACGGTAACAGTTGAAGCTGAAGGTGGAGCAGTATCTAATACCGATGCTGTCTCAGAATATTTGACTTCAAGTATTTCTAAGTATAGTGGTATGCAGACGCTCTCGATTGAGCTACTTGAGAGGTCTGACCCTGGCTTTTATGATGCCATTACTAACGAGTTAACAAATAACTATCTCAAGGTAACCGATGCTGCAGTAATTGCAGCTCTTACAGCTGGCGGTACACAAGCTACAGCTGTAGCAGCTACATCAGCTGGCATCATTTCATACATCTCAACAGAGGCACCACTTGCTTACACAAACTCAAGCTATTTTGCTAAGAATTACCTAGCAGGAAGCTCACAATGGAGCTTGCTACTTGGGGCTACAGATTCAACTGGGCGCCCAATTTATTCAGCGGCTAACCCAATGAATAACGGCGGCAACGCTGCGACTACTAGCGCTAAGGGTAACGTTATGGGCTTAGACCTATTTGTTGACCGTAACGTTGTATCAACAACTATTGACGAGTCAGCGTTTATTATTGCGCCTGAAGCGTTTACAGTTTTTGAGTCACCAACTGCTTATATGTCAGTTAACGTTGTATCTAATCTTCAGGTACAAATCGCTATCTACGGTTATATGGCCACTATGGTTAATATTGCCGGTGGTATCCGCCGCTTTAACCTCACATAATAAAAACCCACTAATAGTTTGGTAGGTCTCTTAGCCCTTTGAGACCTACCAAACCTAAGTAAGTAAGGAGTATAAAAATGGCCGCTACATATTGCACCGCTGCGACATTAAAGGCATCTTTGGGTGTCGGTACTCTTTATGATTCTTATACCTGGATAGAGGATACGTGCCAAGCCGCACAAGATTTAATTAACGGCTTTTTGTGGTTTGATAGTGCGCCAGTAGTAGGTACTGCGTTAGTAAATAATGTTGCTACGGTAATGGTGGCTAACCCAGGCATCTTTACTGTTGGCGAGTCCGTTACGGTTGCCGGGGCAGGTTCAACCTTTAACGGTACTTATACAATCACAGGCACGATTCCTTTTAGCACAGGTACGGCTAATCTTTTGCCTGCATTTAATATGCAGCTTAATTACTGGCAATTCCCACAGGGTTACAGTTTTATCCAATATGCAAAAGTAGCGGCTGACCAAAACTTTAGGCGCGTATTGCCTTATGGCACTATGACAGGTGACGATACAAAAACCGCTACCTATGCCAACACCCCAGCTATTAACGCTGCAGCTTTAATGCTAGCTGAGAATATCTGGACTTCACGGTTTAGCACACAAAACGGCGGCACTAGCGTAGATGGATATAGCCCTAGCCCATTTAAGATGAGCAATACTTTAATGGCATCCGTGCGCGGCCTCTTGGCTCCGTATCTTTCTCCTGCAAGTATGGTTGGCTAATGACAGCGGCCATAACTACTTTACGTAGCACGGTAGCTGCAGCCCTGGCTAATGCTGGCGTGTGGAGTACTTTTGCATACCCGCCTAGCACAATCCTAGCTAATAGCGTTGTAGTTGCACCGGCTGACCCATACATAAGCCCTAGCAATAACTCTTATGCCAGCATTTCACCTATGGCCAACCTAAAGGTCATTATGACGGTGCCAATGTTTTCTAATGAAGGCAACTTACAAGGCATAGAGGACACTATTGTAGCTGTGTTTGCTAAACTAGCTGCAAGTGCAATCGTATTTAATGTTACTAGCGTATCTGCACCTAGTGTTTTAAGTGTGGCTAGTGGTGATTTATTAACTGCAGATTTACAAATATCCGTACTAACGAGCTGGAGCTAAAATGGCACTTACAGATGAAGAAAAAGCATTTTTAATCAAAATTGGCCAAGACCTGCCAAAAGAGATTAAAGAAACCCAACCAAAAGAAACAACAACACAGAAAGTAGAGGAATAGCCCTAATGGCAATTTTCTTATCAAACGGCGTAGTGGCTACTCTTAACAGCGTAGCTCTATCAGATCACGTAACTAGCGCAACAATCAACCGTAGCTTTGATGAGCTAGAGGTTACAGCTATGGGCGATAGCGCTCATAAGTTTGTTAAGGGCTTAGAGGCCAGCACAATCACTTTGGATTTTCTAAATGATGATGCAGCCTCAGGTGCGGGCGCTGTTCGCGCAACACTACAAGCTGCCTGGGGTACAACTGTGCCACTAACTCTAAAGCAAACAAGCGGCGCGGTTTCAACAACCAACCCGCTATACAGCACTACGGTTTTGGTTAACAACACAACCGACATTAACGGCACCGTTGCTGATGAAAGTACACAGAGCATTACATTTACTTGTAATTCACCAATTGTAATTACAACCGCACCATAACAAAATAGAAAAGGGGCTAACACAATGGCAAGACTTAAGATAACAAGGGCTAACGGCGATATTACAGAGCATCAAATAACGCCGCGTATTGAGTATGCCTTTGAGTTATATGCTAAAAAAGGTTTCCACAAAGCCTTTAGGGATGATGAAAAGCAAAGCGATATTTACTGGCTTGCCTGGGAGTGCATACGCACAAGCGGCGAAACAGTAGAGCCTTTTGGGGCCGCATTTTTAGATACCTTAATACGCGTTGAGGTATTAGATGATGCCCCTTTGGAATAGTGGGGCGCGGTAACTTTGGTTACCTCATAGCGCAGCTAGCCGTTGAAACGGGTATCGCGCCCCAGTATTTACTAGACCTTGATGATGTAATGCTACGCAATATGATTAGAGTTTTACACGATAGAGCTAAGGAGCTACAAAATGCCAGTAGAGCTAGAGGGGGCCGTACAACTACGCGTAGCTCTTAAACGTTTTGCGCCTGATCTAGCGAAAGAAACTCAAACTGAAATGGGTGCAGCTTTAAAGACAGTTACCCAAGTAGCACGTGGCTTTGTTCCTAATGACGGCCAGGTATTGTCAGGCTGGACTAAAAATATATCGGGCGCAGAAAACTTAACATATAGGCCTTTTCCAAAGTTTAACTCAGTACAAGCTAAGGCAGGCATTACCTACAGCACAAGCCCTTCAAAGCCTAACAAAAATGGCTTTGTGGCTTTGGCGCGTATTCTTAATAAGTCGGCTGGCGGTGCTATTTATGAGACAGCTGGACGTAAAAACCCTCAGGGTCAGCCTGTCTATAAGCGCGTGGGCCGTGTTTATCGCACAAGCGGCAGCGAGGACTATCCAACCGCAGATTTTCAGCTCAATTACTACCTGCCGCCAGGCGGTGACCGTAAGGGCTATAACAACTCACTTAACCCTGATGCGGGCAAACAGTTTATTGATAACCTCAACTCAACAGGCCAGCTAGTCAACGCACGGCCTAAAGGTATGGTTGGCCGCCCAACAACAAAGCAAACAGGCCGTTTGATCTATCGCGCGTGGGCTGAGGATAACGGCAGGGCTAATGCAGCTGTAATTAAGGCTATTGAAAAGTCATCAGCTATGTTTTATGAGCAAACGAAAAGAGCTGCATAATGGCAACTGATCTAGTAATCAATATAGCCAGCCAGTTTTTAGGCAAAAAGTCTTTTGCTGATGCTGACAAAGCCACTAAGAAACTTACAGGCAGCGTAAAAAATCTAGGCCGCACCTTAGGGGTAACCCTCAGCGCTGGGGCTGTTTTGGCTTATGGCAAAGCCTCAGTTAAGGCAGCTAGTGATGATATTAAGGCACAAAAGTTATTAGCTAACAGTTTAAAAAATGTTGGTTTGGCTTATGCCTCAATTGACGTAGAAAATTTTATTAATAAGCTACAAAGCCAAACGGGCATTTTAGATGACACTTTGAGGCCAGCGTTTGCGAACCTAGCGGCTGTAACGGGATCAGTAGCACAAACTCAAAAACTAATGGGCCTTGCTTTTGATGTATCAAGCGGCTCAGGCTTAGACTATGCCTCTACTATAGATTTACTCTCACAGGCATACGTAGGTAATACCAAAGGCCTAAAGCAATTAAAGCTAGGTTTAACACAGGCCGAAATTAAGGCTATGTCGTTTGATGAAATAGTAGATACTCTCAACCAAAGGTTTAGCGGGTCAGGTGCTATTGCCCTTAGCTCTTATACGGGGCAAATGGATTTACTGAAAGTATCAGCCTCTAACGCTAGTGAAATTATTGGCACAAGCCTTTTGGGTGCTATTGGCTCGCTGGGCGGTAGTGATGGCA